TAATCATAGCATTAACTTTACTTATTTCTTTATAATACATATTAACACCTTTATTGTTAATAACTTTGTAAATAATTGTGTTAATATAGTTGTTAATTAAAATTATTGTTGTATATTTGCACCATATTAATCAATAAATAATTAAAATGTCACAATTTAAAGTAATTAATAGAGAAACTAAAGAAGTACAAATATTTAACACAAAAGAAATAATTAACTTCTTTAGATGTGAGTATGATCCTCAAACTAAAAAGATTAAGTATTACAACAATATAAGAGATTATGCAATCAGCAAAGTAAAAACTAAGCTAGAAAAAGCTGAAGATATGTTATATTTATTTATTCTTTGTGCATCTTCAGTAGCTTTAGTAGTATTAACAACTAAATTAATATTAAAATGGCTTTAGACAATAGTAAAATAAAAACAGAAGATTGGATATTAAAACCATCTTTAAGTTCAACAGCATTATACTGTTATGATACTAAAACACATTATACTGATTTTCACTATGTAGATAAAATAGTAACAGTAGTAGGTACTGAGTTACAACTCTTTAAAATGTTTGAAAAATTACTTAAAGAAGAAGCTCTACAACTTAGAGGTAGTGTAGAGAAGAAAACAACAGAAGAATATCTAGAAATATATAAAAATAATAACTACGAACCAGTAATAATAAGATAATATGAAAACAGAAAAACTAAAAGAAAAATACGTAAAATACGAACTAACTAAAGATGATGTGTTTAAACATCAACATTATATAATTATAACAAGAAGTGGTATTGAAAAAATACAAGCTATTGAAAAGATAACAATATGGTATGAAGTAGTAAAATGCGAACCTAATTTTGCAGGAGTAAAAGCAACAGCTAATAAAGATGGTTGTACTGTAGAAACATTTGGCTCTGCATTAAAAGGTAATAGTTTTAAAGATGGTAACACTAATACTTGGTATGTATTAGAGATGGCTGAGAAAAGAGCATTATCAAGAGCAGTTCTCAAGATGACAGGCTTCTATGAATTAGGAGTATTTGGAGAAGATGAAGCTGAAGATTTTAAAAAAAATAATAACTAAATAAATAAACAAAAATGGAAATTACAGGAAAATTAATTAAGAAGTTTGACATAGAGTCAGGCATAAGTAAAACAGGTAAAGAATGGAGTAAACAGTCTATACTAATTGAACAAAATACAGAATACAACAAAGAAATAGTAATAAGTGCTTTTGGAGATAAAATAGAAAAGTTAAAAAATTTACACGAAGGTGATAAATTAAAAGTTTTGTGTAATGTATATTCAAGAGAATACAATGGAAGATACTTTCACAATATAGATGGGTATTGGTTTGCAAAAGAAGGAGAAGCTGTAGAAGAAGATAATAATGATATGCCTTTCTAATATGACATCAAAAGATAACTTTAAAGAAATATGTGATCTTACTACAAAAGTACTAGGATTACCTAAAAATCATCTACTAGTAAAAAATAGAAAAGTAGAATATATGATGCCTAGAGCTGTTGCTTGTATGATAAGTAGATTAGAAAATTGTACAAAACATAGCACTATGTCTAAGGTATTAGGATTAAATAGAGCATCAATATATTATTATGAAAAACAACACCATAAACGTTTTAAGTTTTGGGCAGCTTATAGAAAAGCATTTAATAAAGTGTATATAGAATATAAGAACTCAGAAAGTGATAAAAAGACTTTTTTACGTTCTGCATCTATATATAACCACTTGATTAACAAGGGTGTAGAAGAAAGTGATAGACCTGATTTATCTATACTAATTAAGTCGGGTAATGTTTCTACTGAAATAAAAAGTTGTTACTTTGAATGTTCAGCACAATTAAAAAAGATTAAGTTTGCAATGAAAGAATATAAATATGAACTTAAACTAATTGACCTTAATGAAGCAATCTAAACCAAATTACTATGCTGTGATTCCTGCTGATGTTAGATATAGCAAGAAGTTAACACCTAATGCTAAATTACTTTATGCAGAAATTACAGCACTATGTAATATGAATGGTAAATGTATAGCATCTACACAATATTTTGCTAATCTTTATGAAGTTACTAAGACATCAATACAAAAATGGTTAAAGATTTTAGAAGATAATAAATTTATTAAAAGAGAAGTAACTTACAAAGAGGGTACTAAAGAAATATTAAGTAGGCACATAACTTTGGTTAAGTACCCTACACAAAATAAGTTAAGAGATAATACTAATATAAATATAAATAATAATAATACTACGTATAGTAATAAAGGGCGTTTTAAAAAACCTGATATATTAGATATTAAAAATTATTGTTTAGAAAGAAAAAATAATGTAGATGCTGAAGCTTTTTATGACTTCTATGAATCTAAAGACTGGAAGATAGGTAAAAATAAGATGAAAGATTGGAAAGCTGCAATAAGAACTTGGGAAAGAAGAGAAACAAAAAAACCAACTATGTCTAAGTTAGATGCACAAATAGATGCTTGGGTAAATGCAAAAAAATTATTATGATCGAATTTTTAAGACACTTTACTGGATTATGTGGAGAACCACACCCTAGTTTATTAACATTAATACTAGGAACTCCTTTTCTAAGTTATGTAATATATAAAATAAAAAAAAGAAATAAATGAAACCTTTAAAACAAGAAAACTTAAAAAAATTATCAGAAAAAGTATTAGACTTATTATCAAAGACATCAGTAGAAATAGGTCATAAAACTGATGCTCAAACTTTAGCAACACTATCTAAAATATTTGCTACAGACTTAATTACTGAAAATAGATTTAACAGATTGACTTTCAACCAGATAGAAGATGCTTTTAGAATTGGAGTCAGATTTGGAAAAGATGAACCTTTCTTAAACATTAGAACTTTTTACAAATGGGTGTATAGTCATAAGAAAACAATAGATGATGCTTACTATAAAGTACACACACTTAACAAACCTAAAAAAGAAGTACCTTATTATCAAGAACCTTTAAAACTATTAATATGAAAATAAAAGAAAAAGTAAGATTCTGGTTAGAAAAACACGAATATTTAAGAGATGATGACAATCGCTTATGTGCTAACATTTGGAATGATGAAATTAAAGAATATGTAGACATAAATAAAGCTGGTGCAAGGACATTTTTAAGATTATACTCTTTTGGTAAGATAACACCTGCCCCTAGTATAAAAAGAGCAAGAGCAAAATTACAAGAAGAAGAACCTAAGTATAGAGGTCAAAAATATTATCAAAGAAAAGGTATATATCAAGATCAATGGAGAAATAAATTAGGTTATGAAAAGCGTAAGTAAATTAAAAAAAGAATTAGATAAATGGTTTAGTCTTTATATAAGATTAAGAGAAGCTACTGAAGAGGGTATGGTACAATGTTTTACTTGCGGAAAGGTTGCACATTATAAAGATGGTATGCAATGTGGTCACTTCCAAAGTCGAAAACACCAGGCTACTAGATGGAATGAGCAGAACTGCCAAGTACAATGTGTAGGTTGTAATATGTTTAAGCAAGGCGAACAATGGAAGTTCGGACTTAACCTAGATGCAAAGTATGGTAGTAGTACATCTTTTGATTTGCACGTATTATCTAAACAGACCTTAAAAATTACTTTAGGAGAATATGAAGAGGACATAAGATATTATAAAGCACTTGTTAATAACTTAAAAAAAGAAAAAAATTTAAAATAGTTTTTTTTATATATTTGGTAAATGAGAAAACCAATATATTGCAACAAGCAACACGAAGTAATCGTAGAAGCTTATTTATATATGGTTCAAGATTTTGTAAAAGATATAAGTACAAAAACAAAGTATAATAGTTTTTCTGAAGTTTTAGATATACTAATAGAATACCATAACAATTATGGTAAAGGAGTAAGAGAAAATAACTATTGGGATTGGTTGATGATTTTGCCTATAAATTTATCTATAATGACAAATGGATATTTTGCTGGTATAGAAACAAAAAGAAACACAAAAAAAATACACTCGTATAGAGTTTTATTAAATGAAATGGTACACGATGTCGTAAATAAAATAGAAAAATTAGAACCTTTAAATGAATAAAATCTATATAGAAATATCAAAGTTAGGTGATAAATTTAGAGATATGTGTTATAGTATCACAAAAGATAAAGAAAAAATAGATGATGCTGTACAAGAATTAATGTTATATCTTCTTCAAATAAACCCTGAAATTATTAAAAAGATTTATGATGCAGATGGCATAGATGGTATTACAAGATATGGTGCGGTAGTTTTACGTAGGGCTTTAACAAGCACAAGAAGTCCTTTTTATTATAAATACAGAAAATATTATAAAAATCTTGTAGGTATAAACTATCAGACAACCTCAACACAATTTCATAAATGGGTATATAATATGCCTAATGAAGTAGATCATATACAAAAAGAAAAACAAGATAAGTTAGAAAAGATAGATGTAGTCTTAGACAATTTAGATAGTTGGTATGATAGAGAATTATTTAAGTTATATTACTATGAAGGTAATACACTTGACTCTTTAGCAGCTAAGACTAAGATAAGTAGAAATAGTTTATTTACTACAATAGACAAAGTAAGAACAATAATAAAGGAAGAATTAAGTGAATAAGTTTTTTACATCACAACAAGTATATGAAGATAGACTTGCTATATGTAGGACTTGTAATTATTATTTTAAACCTACAGGAAGTTGTAAGGTGTGTAAATGTTTTATGCGTATCAAGTGCAGGTTAGCTCCAATGGAGTGTCCAAAGAAGTTTTGGACTAAAACTACTGTAATAGAAATACCTGAAGATTTACCACAAGAGCTAATAGATGAAATACTTGATATTTGGCAATATTTAAAAACAGGAGTAGCACAAGGACAAGAAGCAAAGATTAAAATGATGGAACTATATAACACAATAACAAATTCTAACTACAACCCTACAACAAGTTGTGGTTCTTGTTTGTCTACAGCGTATGATTCTATAAAAAAATTATATATTAAATACAGTAAGATATGATATTCACAATAATGTTAGTATTTATAGCTTTTGCTATTGGTTGGTGGAAAGGTTTTGATGTAGGTTACAGAAAAGGAGAATTAGATGCAAATATAAAAAATTGGAATAATGGAAAAAAATAAAATACCTGAATATTACAAAGGAAAGAATGGCTATATGGCAAAAGATGTAGTAAGTAACTTTGATTTATCCTATAATATAGGCACAGCAGTTACATACTTATTAAGAAGTAAACGTAAACATAATGATGGTGGTGTAGAAGATATACGTAAAGCTATAAATCATTTACACTTTGAGTTAGAAAGATTAGAAGAAAAAACATTAACAGGAGGTTTAGCTAGATAAGATATGATAAGATTTATATGTAAGTGTTGTGAAGAAACAAAAGACTTGCAAAA